CCGTGATAATCTCGTAAAAATTTACACTTCATAATCAGTTCCTTTCGGGAGGGGTTATTCGCCCCTCCCGTTATTCAACTTACGCTAAAGCGCCGTTGGCGGGTACGATGGCGTTTGCCACGTCAGATGCTGAAATGCGGTTATCAAGCATCATCTTTGCACCAGCCACGATCGCGCCGGCTCCGGCAGTTCCCTGCGCGTTCCCGGTAACACAATAGTTGCCGTGAACGTAGAATTTGCCGCTTGCGTCAGTGATACAGATTTTTGTCGTGTTTACGACATTGTTCAGAACACGCCCGGCTCTCGCGGCGCATGTCGCGGACGCGTTGATTTCAACGCCATTGTCAGCGCCCTCAATCACATTGCCCTCGATAAGCAGGGAGTTGGAAGCGCCCGCGCCGATCTCTATTACAGCATCCGAGAATTGCCCCATAAACAGGCAGTCCTTGATCGTCAGGCTCTCTACGGCAGTCGCGATGATCGCTCCGCCAGCTGCAGCCGTTGAGGTCGCGTCAAATGTGCAACCCTCAAAAGAGATACCGCTTTGCTGTGTCGGGATAGTGAATAAATCGCCACCAGCGGCGGGAGCCTTGAAAATCATGTTGATGAACCGGCATCCCATATAAGACGTGGTTCCGATCGCGTGATTTCCTATGATCCGAGCGCCTTTGAGATGGTCAACAGAACCGACCCCGATAATGTCAGTTTTCTGCGCGAGCGCGGTAAAGTCCTCGCCGTCGTCGTCAGCCGTTTGGTCAGCCCGAACATAGATCACGTTGCGAGCCGCCCAGCCGTAAGCGCCGGAAGCAATATCAGCGTGTGAAAGTGCCATAGCTTTCGTGAGGGTCTTCAAGGCGTTATCCCATGAATCGCCCTCGTTGCCATCACTCCCGCAGTTGCAATCCACATAAAATACGCGGTTTGCTCCGACCCCATAATTCAACGCGGCGCTGCCGTCTTTCAGGTCGCGCAGGCTTGACTTCTTCTTACGTAAAATATAAGTGTTTCCCATTTTGCTTCTCCTTTTGCCTCCGGAGGGGTGAGGGTCATCCCCACCCCTGCCATCAGGCTATCGTATCGGGTTAGACGACCACGCCGTAAGTAATGGCGCTTGCTTCGGTATCGCGCTGTTTCAAACCAACGCGCATCATTGCCACGATCTCGGTGCTGTCGGAGGCAGCGAACCGTGTGGTTTCGATGGTGAAGTGGCGCATCCAGCCGAGTTTCCACTGATCCCAGCGGACTGCCAGGATTGCACCGTAAAGGTTCGCGGTTGTGTCGGTTGTGTTGACCTTGCCCGCGCTGTTCGCTTTGCGGACGCTGGACATAAAGTGCATCGACCCAGACACGTTCACGTCGTAACCAAAGATACGGGCAAGTTTTCCGTTTTCAATGGTCGCGCCGGAGAACACGTCACGGGTCAAAACTTCGGGAAGCGCCAGGGCTTTCCAGTTGACATTCGGGTCGATGATGAACGATGTCTTGGAGTTATCCAGGGCATTGATTCCTGCTCCGCCCATGAGTTTCAATGTTTCCAGGAAGTCATCAACGGTCAAGGCTCCACCAGCGCGGCTGTTTGCCGTTGTAGTAACAAGGCAGGACTTGCGGAAGCCGTCAAAGATGAGATAATGCCCGCCGGTCACTTCAGCGCCGCCGATGTTGTTGATATTGGTGCTGTCGGTGGTTTCGGTATCGCCGTCGATGATAGCGGATTCAAGGTATTCCTGCCCTGAAACTGCTAATTGCTGCCGGAGTTGCCCGGCAAACGGGATCATCGAGGATTCTTCAAGCTCGCCGGTGTAGAACACGCGCGCGCCAAGTTTGCCCAGGGTCAAGCTGGCGTTCGATGTTGCCAGGCGTGACGAGGTGATGGTAGGCGCTGGAGCGCCAACGGTAGAGCCGTTGGTGGTATTCTCTGACACGTTGTACCATACCGGGTCGGTGGATTCCAGGTGGAGCTGCATAGATTCAACGCCGCGCGGGAACTCGATGGATGGAATTTTGCTTGCCACGAATGAGTTAACCCGGATGGATTCCCATAGCGCGGATGAATAAGCAACACCCACCCATTGATCACCATAACCGGATGAGGTCGAATAATCAATTTCCCCGGCCTTGATTCCGGCAGCCTTCATCGCTTTGCGGCCGCTGTTTCCGACTTCGGACTTGTCCTCTTCGATCTTGAAAGACAGCGCCTTGAGAGCGCCTTCGCTGACGGGTTTCCCGGCAGCCTTCAGCACACCGATCATGGTGGCAGTATCGGCTGCGTCCAGGTGGTCGTAAGCGTCGGTATCGCCGTATTTCTTGACATACGGCGCGCGGTCTGACGGCAGGCGGTTGGATTCAGCAAACTTCTTTTCAAGTTCCGCCTCTTTTGCCTTCACCGCTTTTTCGATCTCGGCTTGCATTTCCGCGGCGGCTTTTTCTTTTTCGGCTTTCGCGGCTTCAGCCTTCGCCATTTCTTCAGCGAGTAATTTCTTGATTTCTTCAGTTTCCATTTCAATGCTCCTTGATTTGATAATATGTTGGTTGGTTTTGTCGGCTGCACCCTCTGACGGCTTGTCGCCCTCTGTCAGTTCCTGCTCGCCGGTCTCGTCCATGTCGGACGGTATTTCAAGATTTAGTTTTTCATAACGCGCTTTCATCACCGGCAGAGCGACGGCATAAGCGTTAGCCGGTTGCCGCCCGCCCTCCTGGTCGATAAGCGACCCTTCCACTACCGGCCACTTTTCGATGTGTCCGCTGGTTTTGTCGTAGCGGAGAATATGAGGGATTGATCCGCTTGACGCTTTCGCCAGCCCGCGTTTTGCCGCGTCCCATATCCGCCGCGCCAGTTTAGAGGCTTTGTCAAGAATCGCCCTGTACCAATGCCCCTTTTCATCGGTGTGTGAGTAGTGCATCATTCCGATCACTTCAGGATCGCCCTGCGGTTTTCCGTCAGGCCCGAACCCGTGATAGTAATAAGCCGGAATGGTCTTATAAATTCCATGCTGGATGTCGGTGCTCTTATCGAAATACTGCCCGTCGCTATCCTTGCCGTTATCCGGCCCGCCGAACGGAACGAGTAGCACCTCAAGCTCCATATCGCCAGCCGCCTTAACACAAGTCGCACCGTTGATATTGAAGTCAACCGGGAGAGTATTCAGATCACCACCCTTCAGCGATTTCAATTCATCCTCATCTTCCGGCTCCATCTCATCTGTAATTGACTTGATTTCTTTAGCCGCGCGCCGGATAGACTTGATTCGTCCCCTGTCGTCCGTGTTATTCCTTGCGCCCATCTTTTCACTCATCAGCACCTCCTAATAAAAAACGTCCTGCGAAATAGCGGGGTCAAGTTTGACCTCGCGATATCCACAGAACGCCGCGTAAACTACGCCTCTGACATTCTCGTTATTCAGTTGTTATCATCTTACAAACTAATTCCCGATCTGTCTATTACGCAAAAAGGGAAGTTACAACCGCAATTTGCGGATCGCCTTTTTTACTCCAGCGTCAAACTTTTCTAATACCTTACGCGCGTTGGATTGCAGTATCGTACCGATCACCTGCCAGCCGCGCGCCTGGTGTCCAGGTTGCTGGTATTGCCCCATGACATAATCGGCGTACGGTGTTTCATTTGCGATGATCTGCTGATAGCCGCTGCCCACCGTTTTCCATCCGTTCCGCAGTTCCTGCGTCCGCTGGTAAGGCGGACCACCCTGCTCCCTCAATTTCGCCATGACCGCTTTACGTTGTCTATCACTTGCCCATATAAACGGCGTTCCGGGTGTCGCCTTTGGAGGGTAAGCGCGCATCTTTTCTACAAGATATTTATTCGCCTCCTCTACACCGGCATCCTGGGCTTCGCGCGGCAATTTCAATAACCGCTGTTTCAGCGTTTCAATTCCGGTGATGTCAATTCCAATAAAGCCAGCCATTATCCGGTTATATCCCTTATCCTGCCAAGCGCGCCCCTGGTTCGTGGTTCGCTTGATCCAACGGAGTCAAGGTGGCAATCGCATCTCCAGCCGCCGCACTCCAGATATTCGCTATCCGCTTGCCCAGGCACTACGCCAGATTCGTCCCACTCCCAAGCAAATGCCACTATTCCGTTAAGCGCGGAGCAGGTGGTGCAATGTTTTTCGGTTTCGCCCAGCACCCACTTATATTTTTCCTTACCGCCAAAGTGAATCTTTGCGCGGTTCGCAACCTCGTTATATCGGTTTGCCCACATATCCAGCCGAGAGCCTATTTGGCTGCGGAACGCGTCTAACGCTTCTTTTTCGGTGAGCGGCGTGGTTTCCTGTGACAGTTCGATTATGTCATCCCCTAATTGATAGATGAACTCGATTTCTTCGTCAATCAGTGTTGCAAGGATTTCCATGTCTTCATCGGTCATATCTTCAGGCAACACACCGCTTTCATCTGCGCCTTCGTTCCATGCCTTCAATAGCTGCAATCCTAATACGTCCGAGAACCCGTCCAGGAATCCGTTGCCGTCAATCTCTCCCCGGAATAAGGCAAGCGCACGGCTGCGCAGTTGTCGCTCTAACATCTCCTGCGTCTTTACAGCCACGAACTTCCACAGGTCGGGGATAGATTCATACACGCCTTTGATTATCTTATTCAGCAGAGACGAGTTCACTCGTTACCTTTTCACTTGCCCTGTTGATCGCGTCTGCCAATGCCAATAACGCATCTGTATCGTTCCTCGGTTCGTCACGCTTCACCGGTCTATAAGTCAATTTCTCGCGCGCCTGCTCAAATGTCATTGCACCCGCTTTGATAGCGTCCGCTATTTCAGCCGGGATGTTATAGGCTATGAACTCCACCGCCTTGCCCGCTTTCTTTTGTTTGCGCTCCCACTTGTCAAGCTCCACGAACGCAGGGTAGTAATCCTTTGCTTTCACGTCCTCTTCAGCCTCGATGTCAACCATCGGATTGCTTACCTCTTCGGGTAACTGGACGGGAACAATCTCTTCCGGTTCCTTTTCTTCAGCCGGGTATGCGTTCACATTCTGCGCGGCTGAAACTAATACGCTGCCAATCGCCTGATTCTCAAGCGGTTTGTCCTGCCAGTATTTCGCTCTCACTTCGTCCACCGTGTGCGTCCTGGAATACTCCGCCATTTCAGCCATCATTAGAACCTTGTCGGTTACACGGATGTCCTCAGGTTCTAATACATACCCCTCACCGTAAAGCGGCATGATCTTGGTGGTTACCACGTCACCTATTTTACGCAATAAGGGATATACCTTGAAGTCGATCAAGGTTGTTTTGCCAATCCGCGCGTTGGCCTCTGTTGCGTTCACTGATAGCATGGATGATAGCCCCGGCGCGATTGCTGAATAAATCTCGTCACGGTTCGCCAGGCGTGAGTTTAGAAATTCCATGTCCTTTTGTGAAGCCGTGGCCTGCAGCCATTGCACCCCGCCCGCCTTGACGTTGCGGAGCATCATGAAGTTGCGCATGGACGCGGCGCGGTCTACGTCGCCCTGTATCAGCTGCCAGTCCTCATCCGGTATCGGGTCGGCAAACGCGAGAATACCCGGAAGCCGTCCATTGGATTTTACAAATAACTTCTTATTCCAGTTTTGCATACCAATATCGCTATCCATGATGGTTCGCAGCGGGTCAAGGTTACTCATTCCCACGAACATTGATTCAGGGTTGAAGCCGTTAAACGCAACAATCTCTTTCGGGTCAAGTTTTATCAAGCGGCCATCGCCAGGGTCATATTCGTAGTGCTTGATAAACATATTCCCGTCAGGGATAGGGGATATTTGCTTGGTCGGTATCAGCCATAATTCAGCGGGCAAACCGCCCAGCCCATAGTTTACCCACCAGTAAGCGGAGTTACATACTGACATATAAGCCAGGGTGGCATAGATCAGATCACTCCTGCTCATGGTCGGGTTCGGCGCTTTCAGCACCTGCTCAAACGGATGGTTCGGAATGTCTATCATATCCTCGCCATTCGCTTTTTTTACATTCCACCCCGCGGCGCTGCCAACTGTTGCGACTTTGTCAACAGCGATATTCACCCAGGATACGCGCTCGAAATAGGTTATCTTATTCTCGTTGTCAACGTACTGCGGGAAGGACATCGCCTCCACCCCGGCGCGGTCAAGCCCCCATTGCGGGTATTGCTTTCCCGGCCCAACCTTG